CTTCTGAACCTCCGAATATAATACCGGATTCATCAGTTGCAGTACTTGAACCTGAGTTAAGTAATATAAATTTATCTTCAACGTTTATGTTTGTAACTTGATTTTCTATAGTATCTCCTTGAACTGTTAAATCTCCTGTTATAGTTGCATCACCAGTGACTGTTAAAGTAGATCCATCAAAAGTTAAATTAGCTTCTCCATTTATAGAAGAACTATTTATTGCAGTTAACACTCTATTATTAAGTCCGTTACTTATCATAGAAGTTCCTACAGTACCGTCGTCTAATTGAGATCTTAAAGTTCTACCAACGTATTGGTATACTGACATATAAACGTACTGAGTAGCTGATGGAGCTTGACCACTATTCCAAGTTAATACCCCAGTTTTATAATCGAATACATAGTTATCATCTGTAATAGCATCTGTACTAACACCTCCTGCAGTAGCTGAGGTATCTTTATATACTACTGCTTTATATCCTGTTGTAACTGCTTCTGCGTTTCTTGCACTATGAGCAGCGATTATATATTTAGGAGAAATAAAGTTTGTTTGTTGATCTGATTCAATAAGCTGGTCTGATGATACTGAATCAGTAGGTGATGATGGATCTGCAGTTGTAAAATAATATACTTGTCTATTTCCGTTACCTGCAGGTTTTAGTTTTTTTCTATAGTGATACTTTAATACTTCAACGTTAGGTGTTAACGAAGGACTAACTATACTACCAGATACTATACCACCATCTTGAGATGATCCACTATATGCTAATTGTGAACTACCTGAAGGAATTAGACCGTCGTCAGTAAATATTTCACCTGCACCCAGGTCGAATACATCAGTAAACGCTTCTTGAGCTAGAGTAAGTTCATCAGTTGTAAACCTTCTGCCTTGTAGTAATCGTTCCGATCTGTTGCTTGAATTATATGCCATTTTTATTCCTCTTTATTACGATACTGATACTGTTATTTGTTCTATTGTTTTTACAGGCTTACCAGTATATCTAATTAGTAACCAGATTTTATCGTTAGTTCCATTTATTGTTTGCCCTACAGCGTTACTTAATCCTAATGTCAATGTTCCTGATGAATTAGATAATGATGAAAAGTCTGCTTGTACGTCTACATTAGCATTAAATGGATTTAATTGATTACTAGCTCCTTGATTGTCTAATGCTCCTCCGTATGAGCTATTTCCTTTTACAGCATCAAATATAATAGTTCTTGCATCACCACTATTAGCTGGTAATTGGTTTTCAAATATTACTCCTATAGCTATTTTGTTATTAGTAGTAGTATTAAAGTCTACTAAATCAGCTGATGAATCAGGAGATAAGTCTATAGTTAACGTACTTTGATTAGAACCTGCTCCAGTAGTAAACTCTCTTAAATACCATTTATAATGAGAAGCACTAAATCCTCCCGTTGGGTAGAAATACCCAAATGATGATTCAGGGTTTACTAAATATCCTGGTTTTACTTGCAATCCTTCACCATCTCCTAAAGTAAGTTTGTCTGTACTAGTCCAAGATGTAGTTAAACCAGTAGGTGAAAGTATTACTCTTCTATATGTTTCATTTGTAAATCTTTCGATCAAAGCAGTTGATGCAGTTCCTCCTCCAAAATATCCCATCGATCCACTAGCTGCAGGTTGACCAAATGTTCCTGCTGTGTGTATATCTACTGTGTTTGTCTTCAAAGTAGACTGTGAAGATGATCTATCTCTTCCTTTTATTGCTAGCGTAAAATCAGTATCGACAAATCCATTTTCTCTAAATGTCTGTCCAGTACCACTTAAAGTATAAGATGCACTAATATGAAATAAGTCAGTTCTATAAGGAACAATTCCTGTGCTTCTCACAGCACCTGCTGCACTATAAACTGCATTAGCTGTTTGAATAGTACCTCCTGAAGTAGATAAAGTATCAACCCCAGCTGTATTAGTTACTGTTACATTAGAAGGAGTAGGAGAGGTAATAGTTACATCACCTAGTGTAGTAGAAGCAGCATATAGTGGTTCAAATAATCCACTTGCAGTTGAATCTAATTTATAAGTACCTCCAGTAATATGAGGAGCTCCTGATAAAGAACCGGAGGTTAAAGTAAGAGCTGTAACTGAAGTAGAACCAGTAGCTAAAGTTTGACTACCTAAATTCGTATTAATAGTAGAAACCGGAGCCCAGAAAAAAGTTTCACTTGCTGTGTTAGTATCATAGTCTACTTGAGATCCTGTTGATATACCTATAGTAGTATTAATAGAATAAGTACCAGAAGCAGATACACTAGTTAAAGATACACCAGTCCAGTTTACTAAGTTTTTACTAAATACTGAAGCGAACTTCCCGTCTTGGAATGCTGCTGGTATTACAGCAGGATTAACTGTGTTTATTTTAGCTAATGTAACTCCATTAGAAGTACCAAAAGAATCTTGAGTCAAAATAGCTGCTGATGATGAAGTACTTGTTGTAGCGTTAGAAGCTGTATTAGAAAAAGTCCAGCTATGTGAACCACTTACTCTAAAGTCAGTTGCTCCACCACTAGTTAAACTTCCTAAACCAAATAGTTGAGAATCTACAGATGAAGATACTGTAGTTGATCCTCCAGCAACTGAAGTATACGATATAGTAGGAGTAGTAGAAGTATATACAGTTTTACCTGGAAATATAGTTCCACCTTGTGATGCAAATCCTTGATCTATTAAATAAGTAACATCAGCTATATCTTGATCTTGAGGAACATATCCGCTTAACGTGCTTGTAGACCCTAAAGTTTTATTTTCACTTATAGAACCATATGTTTTAGTATTAGCTGTTGGATTCGCAGCCGATGAAGATAATAGCCCTGCTATAAATCTTAAAATTTCACTTACGTGAGTAGTATTATCGAAGTTATTAAAGTAACTTCCATCTAAATTAGTTCCCCATTGATTAGAAGTAGGGTAACCATTTGTAATATTATTAGCTACTATAGCTGTAGAAGATGTAAGAGAGGAAGTAACATTCAACGAACCAGTTATACCTAAACTACCTGTTACTTGAGCTGAACCTGAATAAGGAAATGCTCCTCCACTACTATTTTCAGCATATGATGCAGTTACTGAGTATGAAGATGAAACAGCTGTAGAAGCTGTATCGGCATTAATTGCATGAGAAGATGATATAGGAGTTTCATCTAATATTCTTATTGGTCCTCCCATACTACCGTGTGAAGTACACTGGTAATAAAGAGTTTCAGGAGCATCCATTGGAACATTAAATAATAAAGTACCGTTTGATACGTCATTATTAGTTATTCCATTACTATATTGAGTTCCAGTTGAACCATTAACTGTGGTCTGTATCCTAAAAGGATGAGCCCCCATAGTATTAGTAAACTTATACTGCTGGCCTCTTACTAAATATATTGTTGGGTCGTTAGCTGAACCTGTAAAGCCAGGTCCTGAAAAAGTATAATCTGAGCTTCCATTTGCTCCTAAAGTCCATTCTGATGTATATTGAGCAATAGTAGCATATGAAGCAGAGTCAGTAGAAGCTACATACGATGCTGTATCGGTATTGATTGCGTGAGAAGATGAAATAGCTGTTGATGCTGTATCAGCATTTACAGAATGAGAAGAGGAAACTTCATTGACAATTTCATGAGAAGCAGATACTGCATAAGAAGCACTTACTATAGTTAAATCAAAAGTTGATCCGTCACCTTTAGTAAAAGTAATTACTTCGGTAGAACCTGAGTTAGATGCTGTTGTTATTAAAGATCCTGTACTAGAACCTCCTCCTCCAGAGCCTACAGCTTCGCCGTTAAGAAGGATAGATCCTGTAACATCTAATGATCCTGTTATTACTTCAGATCCACTAATTACTAAAGAACCTGATAGTGCTTTAGCATTAGATAAATCTCCAGATATCTGTTTTCTTGAAATTAATGCCATTTTATGCGTCTAATTTTCCTGTTATCATATACTCATCATTAGTAGCTAAGCCATGATCTAAAGATCCTGTATTAAGCGTTACTACTACATCAGCACTACTTTGGGTTACTGATGTTACTGCTTCGTTTTCGACAGCTACTCCATTTATAAATATCGTGAAATCTCCAGTAGTTTGTGCTGGAAACCCAGAAGGTGGAGTTGCTAGTGAAGTTGAAACAAAAGTTAATGTATTAGCAGCTGTATCTACGTTAACGGTTTTACTGTTGCTAGTATGAGCATTATTGATTACACTATATGCTTTTTCGTCTGGTGTCATCGCTTCTGTTGTTAAATTACCTGTTGTACTTATGTTATCAAAAAATCTTACTGCGAGAGATGTACTTCTTGTTGCTGAAAATCTTCCCATTATAAATCATTTATATTTTTAACTGTTTCTAATCCAAATAATACAGCACTCTTATCATAAAATTTAAGAGATCCTTGAGGTAAAGTATTTATAGTATTAGGAACTATATGTCCTAATAGGTTTATATTAAACTCTGTCTTAACTGTTCTGTCAGACCCTTGATTTAATTCAGTTACCATATTAAAATCGTCAATCATAGCTCTAAAGCTAAATTTTTCTGGGTCTCCCCAGTAAGAATCAGATGCATAATTAATACTTTCTACTATTTTATTCATCTGTTCTATATACTCAGTAAATATCATACAAGAATACACTATATTTACGTAATCTGGTATAACTACTGCTTGATATTCATTAATAGGTGTTCTATTATTTAAAATAGAAAATCTATCGTATTGATTTTTCTTAGTCCACTTCTTTTTATATATTGCATAATTGTGAGGTAAGTTAGCATCCATCTTATTTCCTAAAGACCTATTCTTACTTATGCTATTTCTTTTTAATAATAGTAATGGTAGTTGTATTTTCCCATGTCTATCACGGTAAAAACCGTCGCTCTGTACTGCTTTCCATCTTTCCGGTGAACCATATAGGACAGGTACATTCTTTTGAGCTCCGTTTCTTATTACGCTTGGCTTAATTACATTATTAAAGTAGTAAAATATAGCTTCATCTATATCTCTCAATCCTACTTCGAAACCTTTTTCATCATTTGTTACTGATTTTTGAGCTGATCTAGCTTTCTTATCATCAGGTTGCTTAACACTACCTGTAAAAGTTCCTGCTTTATAAGGTTTTTTCTGCTTATCGCTAAGCTGTCTTTGTGAAATCGGATTTATGTTAATATCGTCTGCCATTTATGTTATAAATAAGTTGTTCCTTCAAAATCAATACCAGTAGTTTCTCTTTTAGTCATATGACAATCACATATTATAGATAGAGAAGAGCCAAATTTATGTCCGTACTGAGCTAAATTATAAGATTTATCTCTTCCTATAAATAATTGATTTTCTCTTACCGTATCTACCTGATAGTAATCTTCTTGCCAGTTTATTATATCTCCTACTTCAGGAACTACATCAGTATCTACTAAATCTTGTCTAATAAAAGCAAAAGATGCTTCTCTTTGTAAGTCTGGTAGGGTATAATCACCTACTTCTACTACTTGATCGCCTCTAGTAATTAAACAATTAAGTTTAACAGGTACGAAGTAGTTTTTAATCATAGCTTCTCCGTATATATTAGCTTCCGTATCGTCTAGATTCAATTTATAAAATATAATCTCCTGTTCTACTATATCTTTTAGTAGTTCTCGGTTTATATTTACTAATAAGTCAAAATCTCTATTACTTCCAAATAGCATTACTTCTCTTCTATAGTATTTTCTGCTATTTCTACATCTTTTATGAACTCATACTTTTGAATAGCATTATTTTTGAATGATTCAAAAGCTTCATTAGGTTCTTTTTGTGAAATAAGCTTTACTTTCAATGTTTCTTTATTTTCTCCATCACCAGAAGCTGTTGTTACAGTAGTAACTCCTGGTAAAGCTCTTAATAACTCAGCTAAATTTTGTATATTCTCTGTATTATCATATACTACTTGAACCATACCTTCGTATGTTCTAAAATTTATCTGTTCTTTTATAATATCTAATAACTTCATTATCCAATATATATGGTCATAGGTACTCCACCTAGTGCATCATTAAGATACTTAGTGTTAGCAGCCTGGTTTTCTAATTGACCGTTAATAGATGCAGTATTCAATACTTCTCTTAATTCAGTTACATACGCTACTTTTTCAGCTCTTACATCAGATAATAGATCAGCTTGATTTAAAGTAGCTTCAGAACCAGGTACTGGTACTGTTTGATACTTTCCTCTTACATATGCAAGCATTTCTTTAGCTAAAGTAGAAGCGTACTTAAATATCCACTGTCTTCCTATAGAGTTTATTTCAGAATAAATAGGATTGTTAGTAGGTACGTTAGATATATTAGTTATTAAGTTACCATTATTGTTAGAATAAAAAGATCCACCTGATCCTTCTATACCTCCACCTATTTCTGCACTAGAAGTTATGTTTAATCCGTCATCTACGAATCTTTTTTCATTTTCTATATAGTAATCTATCTTTAATTTACCGTTATCTTTAGGTATAGGGAATAATCTTAAGTTATTGTTGTGTATTTCGAAGGAATATGCTGATCTTCTTATTTGATCGTTGAATTCAATGGCTTGAGTCTTTAATATATCAAAAGAAGCTGGCATTAATAAGAAATTCACCCCTGGACTGAAGGATCCAAAGTCAAAAGCGTCCATTAATGACTGTATACCTGTTCCGGTACCTGCATAAGGGTCGAAATATCGTTGTATAGCAGGTGGAGCTTCATAAAATACCTTTCTAACCTCTATTCTACTATTTACTCCCAGTGTAGCTGCCCAAGCTTGTAAGTCATACTCTTGAACTGATGCAGTAATAGGTAACATACCTGTATGAAGGGTGGTTTCACCACCGACTCCTGCTTCCATACCGTACTGTTTAGATATCCTTACCATATTCTGTAAAGAAGGTCTTATTAAAGTGGTATTTACTGCTTCTCCTTGGAAGCCTCCTTGTAAATTAGCGAAAGACTCTGCTACTTGTTGTTGATATACTTCTGTTCCATAGGTAGTTACTGCTTCTTCAAAGCAAGCAAAGAATGAACCCGATTGAAGTTCAACATCCATCATAGGAAACCCTAATTTTTTAGCACAGTATTCAGCTACCTTAGGAGCATCCTTTTGAAACTCTAAATCATCATCATAAAACCCAAAAGGTGTACTTTTACCTGCTACGAAATCAGCTGTTCCGTCGTATATTATTATATCTGCCATAATTTATTATTTAGATACTAAAAAGTATTCAACAGTTGACACTGGATCTACTGGTTGAGCTTTAATTTTTACTATATTATCGAAACTACCTGTAGATACATCTTGGAAACTACCTGTTAAAGAGGTATTATCAAACATAAAGCTACCAGAAGAACCTACTAATAAGTTAAACGTTTCATTTGAAGAGGATAACTGTAAAACTACTGATCCTGTTGAATGATTAGTAAATCTAAAGTATAAAAGGCTGCTGCTTACGAACTGACCTGCTCCTTCAGCTCCTGAGAAGTCTACTACATCAGTAAATGATCCTGAAGATATGTTAAAAGTTCTTTCATCATGGTAACTAGCAGAAGGAATATCAACGTTAAAAGAAGTACCTCTCTCTTTACTTTCTAGCTTGACTCTTTCTCTTATATTGTAGTTTAAATTTGCCATTATATATCTTTATTTATAAATAGTCAAAAAAAAAAGAGGCCCGAAAGCCTCTTCTTAGTTATTCTTAACCTTTCTTTTTCAGAATATGGTATAAGACGAAGGCACCTACTAGTCCTAGTAAACCTTCAGCATTCAGCCCGCCTAATATCCCCATAATATTATCTACTACAGATATATTTGGCCAGAACGGAATGTTAGCACCTTTGAATAGTACTTCAAGTACAACCCCCAGTGCAATTAAACTTACACCGATTTCTGTTAGTTGATTGGCCCAAGAGCCGATCTTCTTTAAAAAATCCATAAAATTTGGTTTTTAGTTAGACAAAAGATAACTGTCCGACTTCAATTTAGAAAGGAATTCCATGTTTATAAATAGGCAAAAAAAAAGCGGCCCGTATGAGCCGCTCTTTCTTGTAGAAATAATATAGTTCTAATTAGATTAATCTAGTATCAGAAACAAATATTTTTCCGTAGAATTCTGGTCTTAACATCTTCTTCGCATATCTAGTCATGATACCTTTTCTTGGTGAAAAAGTTTCAGGATCGTATACAAGAGGAGTAACTAGTAATGGTACATACGGAGCATATACCGCACCAGTTTCTAGGAATTGTGAACCTCTATATCCCATAAGGATAATGTTCTCAGTCATATAAGGATTCTTATAAACTTTGAATCTGTTTGCAAGGTTACCAATTCTTTGTACACCAAAGTTGAATTCTTGTTGATCACCATCTGTATTAGCAGCATATCCTGGAATAGATTCTAAGATAGTTGCAACAGTTGGAGAACAAACTAGGAAGTTTGCACCACCTCTAAGAGTTTTCTGATGTATCTTGTTAGATACTTTTTGGATTTTAGTTCCTAAAGTTTGGAACCATTGTCCTTGAGTGTTGTAGAAATCAGAAGTAGAAGTAGACCAAGCTGATCCGTCATATACTTTGTTATTCTCAGCACTCCACTTCTCAGTAGTGACTGCATTGTTAATAAGCATGTCTAGGATCTCAAGATCAATTTCCATTGAGATATATTCACTCAATAAAGAAGTTAACTCAGCCTCAGCGTCGATGCTGTGGTATGCGTTAAGATCTTGAGCGAACTCAGGAGTCCATTGTGCTTTTAATTTTCTAGTCTTAGCAACGATTGCTTCACTAGCTAATTTCACGTCGATTTCTGGAATAGAAATAGAGCTATCAACTGCAGCATTACCAGCAGCTTCAAAGTCACCTCTTTGATTATCAGTAGGTTGTTCTGAGTACTCGATATCTAATGCAGTAGATGCATCAATGTTTCCAGCTCCCATAGTAACTACGAAGTTAACGTGCCCTGTTGAAGAGTCGTACTTAGTATACTTGTGGTGTACTGTTTCGACGTCCGTAGCAGAGTTAGTTGAAGATAATCTCCATGATCTAACAGCTTCAAAATCAGGTCTTGTTAAATCACTACCTAACATTGAAATTTTAACGATTTTTGATCCAGAACCAGCAGCATTGATTGACTGAGAGAAATCTAAGTCATAATCAAAGTCTGCAAGACCTGTATTTAAGTTAACAGAAGCAGTTGCGAATTTACCAGTAGCTACAGCAGCAGCTAAGTCTCCAGCACCTAAATCAGTGAATGAAGATGAGTTAATAGTATATCCGTACTGACCGACGCCATAAAGACCGCCAGATACTTCTTCGTCAACAGACATTTTTGCTGATGCAGATGATACATTACCGTACAAGTTATCACCATCAGTTCTTCCTCCTACTGTGTCTCCATATTTGAAGTCTAAGTAGAATACTAGTCCTGAAGGAAGTGACATTGGTTGTACAGAAACGAAATCTTGTGCAACGATTTGAGCAAAAACTTTTCTAACTAAAGGTAAAGCTACACCAGCCCACTGTTCACCAGCTCCTGCAGTAAATGATCCACCACCTACGTCAGTAACGTTTGCTTCAGCAACGATTTGTTTAGCTTGGTTCTCAAGGATAACAGCCATATTGTTTTTGACTCTTACATCCTCGATACCTTCTAACAATCCACTGCCTTCCCATTTTCCAGCTAATTTTTCAGCGTCCTTTAATTGGCTCTTGTAATTGTTTGAGCTCTCTAAAAGATTTTTAATTTCCATGATTGAAATAAAGTTTTAAAATTTAATTATTTAATAATACCGGCTAATTTTTGCATTCTTCTTACAGTTTCAGAAACTTCATTAATTACTTCTGGTTTACCAGATGCAGTAGTTCCTGTAGCTTTAGAAGCCATGCCAAGTTTAGTTTTTGATTCTTTGATAGTTTCAGTAGATTCTTTTTTACTGATTACATTATCAGATACAGTTTCGTAAACTAATTTAACCTCTTTAACAGTTTCTGCTTTATCAAAAGCAGCTATAATGTTAACTTTTTGACTTTCTGAAAGGTCATTAGATTTAAAGATTTTGTTAACATACAATAATTTTGAATTTAATAAATTAACTTCATTAAGTTCAGATTTTAATGTATTGATAGTATCTAAAGCTTGATCTAAATCAGACTTATCTTCTACTTCGTTAACTTCACTTTTAGCAGTTTCTTCCATTTTGTCGTCGTCGTGCTTAGCTTCGTCTTTCTTAGGTTTCATCGCCTCGTCTTTCTTAGGCTTCATAGCCTCGTCTTTCTTAGGTTTCATCGCCTCGTCTTTTTCGTCGTGCTTAGCTTCGTCAACTTCTTCTTCAGAAACAGTTGCTTCAAGTTCTTTTAATAATTCATCTAAATCAATTTCTTCTTCGTCTCCGCCCATTGCGTCATCAGCTGCTGGTTCTTCTAGTTCAGGTTCATCACCTATACCTTCGATATCACCACCATCTAAATCATCTCCAGGCGCATCGCCGCCGTGTCCCATTTCTTGATTAATGATGTCTCTAATTAAGTCTTTGAATTGATCAACACTTAATTTAGAAAGATCTTCGTCTCCTTCTGGTTCATCAGCTGGCTCATCAATGTCCGCTTCGTCATCAGATTCGTCTGAATCATCCTCAGCTTCGTTTTTGTCATCATCAGCATGCATTGCTTCGTCTTTGTCGTCGTAAGCCTCATTGTGCTCATCGTCGTCCATAGCTTCATCCATATCATGATGCTTCTTTCCAGGAGCTTCATCCATCTCATTATCGTGCTTAGCTTCGTCCATATCTTTGTCCTTAGCTTCGTCCTTTTTGTCATGCGCTTCTTCTACTTCTTCTATAGTTTCTTCGATAGTTTCTTCAACTTTTGAATCTTCCATTTCTTGAAGTTTTGCAGCCAACATGTCTTTTAAATGAGGTGTTAGAGTTTCTTCTAATGCTTCCTTAGCGTTAGCAATAGCAGCTTCTCTTACAGATTTGGCTTCAGCAATAGCTTGCTTGAATAAATCTTTGTTTGCCATTTTTAAAAAAAATTGTGATTGTACGATTATTAAGAATCGTAATAGGGATTAATATGTTAATTGATGCAATATAAGGATTGCATATTCTTTATATAAATATATACTAATTCCGGAAACCGATTACGCTCTTAAAATATCGTTGATAATATTATCTAGATTAGCGTATTTTGATAACTTCTCTTTAGATTCATTTAATGAAACAGGATTCATAAATGCTCCATGAGTAGAAGGATTAGAGACAAAGTCCCAACATACTAATTCAAAATCAGGCTGTACTTCTAAAGTTCCTTCGTTTGTTTGTTGAACTGATCCTGTACCTCTAGATGAGATACCTATAGTATGACCAGCTTTTATTATTTCTTTTACTATATTACCAGCAGGAGTATTTAATAACTCTACTTTACCCATTAGGTCGTTACCGTCCCAATATAAGTCTTTTACAATGTGGGAAGCATTTTTCAATGATACTACAGGAGTTTCTGGATGATCTAGTTCTCCAAAAGCATTACCTCTTTTGACAAAATCTTCCATATATTTTTTAGCTTCTCTTTGTAATAGAGCTTTACTATAAACTCTACCGTTTTGGTTTTCAGCAGTAGCTCTTTGCATTACTCCTTCAACCTCGAATACTCCAGGTCTTCCTTTCGCTTCTCTTAAGGTAGGTTTAAATGGTGTTACGTCTACTAGTAATTGTGCCATATTATTTTTTTTCGTTTACTGGTGTAAATATAGTATGTTTAGGTTTTTGTTCCATTTTAGGAGTTTCTATATCCTTAGGCATAAATTTTACTTTCGGTATTTCAACTCCATTCATAAATCCTTTTCTAGTAACAGGTCTTAAGTCTTTTAAAAATGCAGATTCTATAGCAGGTGCTAAAAATCCTCCGACTTTTAACCCTTCTTCATTTTCAACTTGTCCTACTTTATCAAATACACTTTGTAGTTTTTCTTGAGTTCTAGCATGGTACGATTGTACGTCTGTGACTATATTCTCTAAATCATTAAGTATAACTTGCATACCTTTAAACCCTCCATAACTATCAGCTAACTTAGCTAATTCATTTGTAGCTGCCTCGTTAAGCATATTTTCAGTTAAAGTATTTTTAATTATACTCTTTATAGCCTCTTTTAACTGCTCATTCTTTTCATCATCTTTACCCATAGCTTTTTTTATAGCTTTATCTTTAGCTGCCATGTAATCGTCAGAATCTACATCTCCATCTTTATCGTGATCTTTTCCTTTTTTCTCTTCAATATCCGATTCATCTAATCTATCATAATTTACAGAGACAAAGTTATCAAACTCATCTATAGGATCTGCTCCATCCATAATATCTTTTGCATGAGTTTTTACAAAATCTTTTATAATAGAATTGATACCTGGTATCTCTCCGTATTTCTCTTTTATCTTTCCTATAGCTGATGCTATTACTTCTTTCAGGATAGGAGTGCCTTCTGCTTTAGTATAGTTACTAGGCCTAGGTTCTTCTTCTTTTTCTCCTCTTCTATTATACCCCATTACTTCTCCTACTTCAGTCTCTAATTCATCGATTACAGCATCTTCTAGTCCTTTTATTCCTTCTACAGCATTTTGAAGTCTCTCTAATGAAATACCTAATTTTTCAGCTAGATCATCTAATCTACCTTCTTTATAAAGTTCTTTAGCTTCTTTTAAGTTTGCTTTAACTAATCCGTTAAAGTTATCTACTTTACCTTCTCCTCTTTTTACTTCTACTTCTTTATCGTGCTTATCTACATTTTTAGAATCACCTGATAGTAGATCTAAATAGTGAGTTGGATTTTTAGCTAGATTATCTTTTGCTTTCTTTTCAGCTTTAAAGTAATCTTCAGCTTGTAGAGGTTCATGAGCCATCAAACCAGCTGCTTGTAATTCAGTTCTTATCCCTCTTTCTAATGCATCTAAAGAATAAGGTAATGTAACGTTAGTAGATACTACTTTTGCGTCATTTTTCTTTTTCTTTTTAGCTTCGTAGATAAGTCCTTTATTTTTTAAGATTTGAACAGAATCATCAAACCCATTATAATTACTTATGAAATTAGGAAAAGCCTGTCTCATTTGTCTAACAAACTCTCTCTTTGCCATTTTGCCTTCTTGTACGGCTCTATATTTTTCTGTTGCGGTTACTTGTCTCATGTCTATAAATAGTCAAATCCTTTAGTATGTGATGGCCGTTTTGGACGGCTTAATTTTTTAAAACCAAGCTTCTTAGATGCTTTTGTTGCTCTAGAGCTCTTACCAAATGCAAACGGTGTTGCATATTGTGCACCTGAACCAGGAGTAAATGTTGCTGTTCCTCCAGTAACATTAGCTTCTTCTAATTCTTGAAGCACTTCTCTTACCAAGCCAATTAATTGTGATCTTTTCATAAAGATTGCAACTCATTGACTAAATCGTAATACTGCATTAAATTGACCAAATGAGTATCATTTACTTTTTCAGTCTTTTTTAAAGGTATAATACCCTTAGTTACTTCTTGTAATTTAATTTTTATTACTTCATCTTTAACATTCTTTATTAAAGTGTTAATTTCAGATAAGATATTCTTTAGTTCTTTATTTACTAAAGTATGTAATCTTCTGTTAGAATTAACTGATGTAATAAACTCTCTTAAAATATTTTTTTGAGCAGGTAATAATTCTTTATACTTATTATTAAATTTTTCTAATAAAATTTTAAAAGTAAGCATCTTTAAATCTTTATCATACTTGCTATAATCTTCTATTAAACTATCTTTAACTGCTTCTTTTTCCTGAGGATTAGAAGTAAGATGTTCTAATATAGTAAATTTATTGTCTACTAAAACCTTTGGGTCTACTAACTCTGAGTTATTTTGTGCTTCTAATAAACAGTAAAGAGCAGCTAAAGGTTTATAGTCTCTAACTTCCATGCCAAAAAAGCCTTCTAAATCATAACTCTTTTTTATTTCTGATATAAGACTGTATTTTTGATTCTTAAGCGTTTCTTGGTCTAATTTTCTAGAAACTTCAGTGATCGTAGATAGAACAGCCTCAGCTTTAGATTGAGGAAGTTTACTATTCTTTAATACGAACTCATATAGTTTATACTCTTTTGCTAAAGTAGATTTGTTACTATAAAATTTTTGTAATATCTTGACAGCTTCTGAGTCTTTATTATTTAAAGTATCAGCTGCTATTTGCTTAACAAGTAGTTCAAATATAAGTCCAGTATTACGATACTTTGAATGTTTTATCTTCATTATATACGTTTACTATTATAAATATGTATTATTTACCTAAATCCTTAATATTGTTCTCATCTAATAGATTAGAGTCGTCTTTCCTATTTTTTTTGAAAACTATATCTTTAAGCATATCTTTATTTTGCAGGTAAACTGTTGAAGTAGACGTATTTTCACTAACGTTATCATTATCTGATGGGTATCCACCTTTCATACCTTGCTGTCCTAAAGGATCTCTTCCTCCTAATGCATCATTAGTTCCGTATACTGATGCTTTTTCTAACGGCCTTCCCCCTTCAGGTCCAGGTTCTCCCCAATCAGGAGTATCTTCAAAACCAGGAGGTACTTCTCCACTACCTGCTCCTTTTGGAGTAGAAGTAGATCTTCTACCGTACATAGAAGCTAAATCATGAGGAGTACCATAAGTAGTACCTGATTTGGCAGGATCATTTCCTTCTCCTTCTATCTGTGCTAATCTAAATGTTCTCTTGGAATCTTCTCTGACTAAATCTCTCATTTCGTTATATTTGTCTTCAGACATATCGAAAATACTTTCGTAAATATAATCAGAAGAGAATAATTTAGTATCTTTCATTTGATTAGCTAAATCTATCTTTTCTTTAAGTAAGGCTATTTTTTCTTGTTCAAATATTATGGAAGGGGTAGTTAATTTAATTTCAAAATTAGTTAAACTTTCTCCTGTAAATCCTTGAGAATATAAATGTACTAAAGCAATCTTAGTAAGTTCAGATTCCATAATTCTTTGGATTCTCTCTACTGTTCTTGCAAATCTTATATCTTCAGCTGCTAAAGTAGCTTTACCGCTCAACTCTCCTTCAAATCCAAAATATGCTTTAGGAATCTTTAATGCAGCAAACATTTTACTTTGTAAGTATTGAACGTCTGTTACTCCATCGTAGTCTAAACCTTTAGTAGTTTCTATTCTAGTAGCAGTATCACCTCCTCTTACTGGAAGGTAATAATCCTCCATCATATTCTGTAAATTGAACTTTAAGTTATATTGACCATCAGAGTCTACATAAGGAGTTTTTTTCATCTGATTTATAGTCTTTTGCATAAACTGCTCAACTTCATTTGGTGGAACGTTTCCTACGTTTATGTAGAACATTCTCTTTTCAGGAGATCTCATTATACGATGAATTAACATCGCATCTTCCATTAAAGTAACTTGTTTATAAATTTTTCTAGCAGGCTCTAAATAAGATCTACCATAAGGTAAATAATGCGAATCAGATATTAATCTAAAATGAGCTATTTCATAATTATCAAAATCTACAACTCTATCATTATTTTTTCTCTTTGGTAAATAATTAGGATTTTGAGTAGTAGCTAATCCATCAGGGTCTAACTGGAAAATAACTTTAGCTGGGTTATCTGGATCTTCTCCTTCTCTTCTTACCATATTATAAACTGTGTATGGTAAAACATTATAAACTCCAAATTTTTCAGATATTTCTAATTTTAAGAAGAAATCTCCATACTTACACATATTTCTTGTCCATGACCATAAATTAAACTCAATGTTTAAAACGTCATAAAATAAGTTATAAAGTACTCTTTGAATATTTTCATCAGATGATTTAATTGCTAGTATTTCACCCTGATCATTTTTTACGGTAGCTTCATCAGATAATATATCAAGAGCAGAAGCTATGATAGGATCTGTATCCATTGCTTCATAATCTGAATATAGTTGAATTCTTAAGGTTTGATAGTTTAAATTAGGATTAAATATATTTTTATTATTGTAAATATATAATCTAGTAAACCTATCTATAAGTGAGTTTGTTTGGTATCTACCGGTTGTCTGTATTTGATTGACATCGGCTATTTTTAGTTCTTTTCCACCAACATTCCTTATTACTACATCAGCTGAAAATAATCTTCTTAATCTACCAAATAATGATTTATCTGCCATTAAACGTTTAATTTATATATAAATAGTCTATTTTAATAACCAACTGATATCTTGCTTACCACCCGGCGTATCTATAATATACGGATTTTCTTTCTTAATTCCAACTGTCCTTATAACAGCTTTATTTTTAGCGTTTAAATTACTAAAAGAAGATAACTGTGCTCTAGCTAAGTCCATACCTTGTTGTCTTAATCTTAATGCTGTATCTCTTACATATAGTGCAGATGCACAAGACATTACTAAATCATCGTTATATCTGTCTTGAGCTTGAGCTTTTCCGTTTTTCCATATGAAGACTCGCATTTCTTGTAATAACCTTTTAGATTGAAAAGTTACAGATTTTTCTCTAACATACTCAATCATCTTAGCTATTACTAAAGGTCTAGTTCTCATAGACATAGTAAAGCCAGGTACTAATTTATCTCTTTCGTACTTATGCATATACGATTCTACTGTGTCCATTTGATTGGTAGGACTATAATATAGGTTTCTATATTCTCTTTCCATCACTTGTTCTATAGTAGCCCACCCAATATTTGCATTTTCTACTACTAATAATGCATCATTATATTCTGCTGCAATTGCTACTAATACATTACCAAAATCCTTAGGAGATATCTTACCTTTATATTCTGCTACTTGTACGCAATTATCTATATCAAATACGTGGAAAGCAGAATAATCCGTTGAATCTCCTCTAGCTACGTCAGCACATACCATATATGATTTAGAGTAATCAGCTTGTTCCCATACCCATAAATTACCATCTACACCTCTTCTTTCCATAGGTTCTTTTTCATATGTCTGTTCGTAATATCCCATATCTTCAGGTTCAAATACCGTATCCCCTGATGCTAAGAAATCACAGTCACATTCCTGTCCAGCCATTCTAGGTCCTAGATCTGAGTCTTGTTGCTCTCTCCATTTTTCATTTCTTTCAGGATGTACTGTCCATGGTAATCTTATAGGACAAAAGCTATTTTCTTGTGTTACTGCTTTTTCCCAAGTTAAATGAAACCAGTTACCTACACCGTTAGGAGTAGATAGAGCTAAACATTGACCACCGGTTGCTAGTGTTTGTTGTGCAGCAGTAAAAGTTTCGTCGATATTATCTATAAACGCTGCCTCATCTATTAATAGTAAAGATACAGCTTCTGATCTAGCAGCATCAGCATTAGAAGATTTTGCTGCTATTCTTGAACCGTTTTTTAATCTTAACGATAATTTATTCTTTTCAACTGAGGGTAATCGTAACCATTTAGGTAATTGATCATACATAAAAATTACCTTAGTTACTAAGTTTCTTGCTGTTGCTTGTGTTGTTGCTAAAGCTAGTACGTTTTTATCTTTATGAAATATCATTAACCATAAAGAGTAAGCAGCAGATAAAGTAGAAATACCTAGCTGTCTAGATTTAAGTACTATATTATATTGATTGTCTTTAAATAAATGAAGTATTTTATCTTGAAAAGGATATAAATTAAATAAAATTCTTCCTCTAGTAGGATGTTGTATGTAGCAGTACTTTCTCATAAAGTACGCCGGATCTTTAGCGCACTTAAGATATTCTTGTGCGATTATTTTTTTTATATCTTGTGCCATAACTATTTGATTCCGCTCCTAAATACTTGAGGTGCTAAACCGT